GTATAGCCATTATTGCGGATGACAGCAATGTTGGCCTTAGCTTCATCAGAAAGCTGACCAACACGGCTTGCCGTGCCAGCAGCAACGCCGCCAAGCACAGGTGCGGCTACGCGCATTGTCGTATCAAGACCACCCGTGGACTTAAAGCCGTCGCTCTTGTACTCCTCCCAATTTTGACCGGAGCTAATGAACCGCGAAAGTTCGCTGCCAGCAGTTTGCGCGGCTACGTTAAAGGATGGCCGTAAAAACATACCGCCCTTGCCAATGATCGGAACTGAGCCGCCAGCCGCCGCTCCAGCAATCTGACGACCAGAATACTTAGTGTCTTCCTTGCTCGCCTGCTCAATGGTCTGTCCAAGGAACTCACTAATCGCGCTGCTCAATCCGCCAACAGCGGCAATAGCCGCTGCGCCAGCAAGTCCAGTTCCAACAACAGGGGCCGCAAGTGCGCCAGCAGCAACAGGAACTGCAACTCTCGCAACATTGGCCGTTTGGTTGAGCATCGACTGGCCGAAGTCAGGCTCATTCATCGCATTGCTAACCATAGCCCCAAGACCAGCCACAGGACCGGGAGCCATACCCGCTCCAGCTAGCCCAGCCATGCTACCACGAAGCATCGCATCTCGACCACGGGCTTGCTGCTGAGCGGAAACAGAAGCGTAGTCCTTATTGATACGATCAGCGATTTCTTGATCGTCCATCTCATCAGGAAACTCGTAACGCTTTCCCGTGCGCGGATCGGTGACAGTTTGAATCATGGTTCTGATTGTAGCTGATATTCAGCTAACTGACTTAAAATGGGCCAAACGAAGGCTAGGGGGTGCCAAATCTGGAGCCATCGAAAGTGCGTTCACGGGTTGGAGCGGGAGGCATTGTGCTCTTGCCCAAGAAGAATGGGGCAGCTCGTTCATTGAAGATCAGCGTCTTATAGAACGGATCATCAGGACTAAACGAGTCATTGATGCGAGCGTTATATTCGTTTAGCGTATCCCTGCTCGCCCTGTTAAGAATTTTTTGCAGACGCTGCAAGGACTCTGCGGTCATCGTTACGTCTCCGCCAGCCATTCTTTCTGCAAACCTACGGTCAGCATCAGACAAAGCTGTTCCCGCGCCAAAGTTCTTAATCTGCATCGCGACAGCTTGTCCGATAAGAGAAATATAGGTCTGTGTGTTGGCAACTTCTGGGAACTCAGCAATCCCAAGATCCTGAGCAAATGCTTTAAGCGCAAGTTCTGCGTTAGCCGTCTTGCCCGTGATGAGATCTTTGTTGCTAAGAAGGTTCTGAAGGGTTTCAGCAGTACTTGAAAGGCGAGCGATTGGAGCAATTTGATCCCGCTCCGCCCTGAGGGTCTTAAAAATCTCAAGGCGTTCTGCGCCCTTTTGACCAAGGTCGATGTTGGTGGTGGCGGCACCAGTCTTAGCAATCTTATCAAGAATCTTAGCCCTCTCTTGGGCGTTGGGCGCGCGGCCATTCGTCTGTTCAAAAGCAGCAAACTCAGTCTGCGCCTGTTGCTCTTGGAAACTCAAGTCCTTCGGCTTTGTCCGTCCAAGGGCAGCGATTTCAGCGTCGGTCTTGCGAAGTCCAGCTTCAGCACCAGCCGTAGCAAGGAAGTCCTTATAGCCAGCACTAAGAGCTTCTGGCGTGAACACATTTTTGTTAATTGGAGAAGGCAGCTTTCCGCCGCCCTGACGATAGAGTTCTGCGATAGTAGAAGCCTGTTGGCGAGTTTGGGCGTCTTTAGCTTCTTTCGCGGCCTCGTTGGTGAATGTCGCATACTGCATTATCCCCGGCGCACCAACAGCATTAACGCCAACCCTTGCCCTTTCTGGGTCAAACTCACCCTTCTCATTCGCAAATATTTTAAAGGCTTGCGGGTTGGCTTTATGAACACCTTTTAGAAAATCGATCGTCTGCCCAATCCGCTTCTCCTCTTCTTTTTTCTGTTGAAATCCTTGAATTGCTGAAGCAGCAATTTGACCAAGGTTAGAGATGCTTTGAGCCAAAGCCGCATTGCCCTGTGCAGCAAACTGCTGGGCATTACTCATGCCTTGAAAAAGCGGTGAATAATCAATCCGGCCAAGTCCTGCTTGAATGTTTGATCCGATGCGTGCCATAGATAGAAAAATGGCCTAAAACGCCATTAGGACGCCGTAGACCGGGTTAAAGCCATTCCCTCTATCTTACACTAAGATTTGGCTTTGCCTAGCTTCTGGGAGCAGAGAACATCGCTCTCTTGGCAGATAAGAAGCTCTTCTCCAGCCGCTATATCCCTAGTGGCTACAATAACAGGTTCGCCATTAAGAATGGCCTCAGATTCAGCCGCATTGGTTTCAGATTCGTTATCCGAAAAATTCCACCACCTAGCCAAGTCTCCGCAAATTGTTAGCGTCTTTGGTTTAAGACGGCAAACGTACCCAAAGTGGATTTGGGCTGGGGTAGCCTCGGCCAAATCAACCGATTGGTCTACTTCGGGGTTGAAGTAGTAGACAATCGTGTTCTTAGGAATTGGATCTAAAGCAAACAGCCCATTGCCATGCTTAGGGCTTTTCTTGGCCTCAACCCTTACTGTTATCATCGCCAAAGTAGTCAGCAGCTATACCTTGATACGGAATTTGGTCTGAGATGTTGCTGACTTGGCACTGTAGCTTAGGGCAGTAGACTGATTTCTCCTTACTGCGGCGATCAATGCATCTAATGCACACATTGGCATAATCGCTATTAGTCCATTTGTCGTCCCATTCCTTCCTTGTGGACTGGTTGTACCTGTCCCATTGCTGAGGAATGGAATTGGCCTCCGTGTATGCCCAAATATCGTCATCCGTCCAATGGCGAAGCGGAAAGGCGAAATCTGGAATGCCGGGAGCATTCTTCTTGATGTCAACGTGCAGCTTAACGCTGCCAGCAATCTGGTCTACATCGCTCGACTTGTGACCAACAAACATCACGTCCCAAGGGAAGGCAAAAGAACCCTTAGGTCTATTAAGTACGTCTAAGCCGCAAACCCACTTCCTGCCAGCCTCAGGCTCTAAGATGTTCTTAGGCAGATTAAGAATGGCATTGTTTGCACTTCCAACCTGATAGTGGTTGGTAAACGCCATGATTTCCTTGCCTTCCCACATCGTGATTTGAGAGGGCGGATAGTCATACACTTCAAGACCCCAAGCATTGATTACCGAGTCAGCAAATTGGTACTTCTGGGGCCACCAAGGATCTCGATAAAAAACAATTTTGGGCTTAAATCCGTGCGAAACAAGAATGTGCAGCAATACCATGCTGTCCTTGCCAAAGGAACACAACATGGCCGGATTTTTGTAATTAGCCAAAATCTTGCTAGTTAAAGAAACGCTATCCTTAACTAAGGAGGGAATGTCAGACATCACTATCTGCTAGTGATTCCTAATATTGCGGTCAATTAAAAAATCCAAGCGGCTGTAACCATGCCGGCAGCAGTAAGACCAGCACCAGCAAGAGACTTGTTGCCAGCCGACCTCTGAGCGGCGGCACTAATGTTTGCCCCTTGGATGCCTGCTTGGTAGTTAGCCAGATTCGTAGCGTTAGAAAGGGCCAGATTGATGCCAGCGTCAGGATTAAAGACGTTACCGCCAGCACCCTGCTGAGCCATACCAGTCAGATTCTGGCCCATAGCCACAGCGTTAGACGGGCGACCCAAGACAACAGACATCGGGTCAAACGCCGCACCGTACATACCAACAAGGTTTTGCTGGTAGCCACGATTTGCCGCCAGTTCGTTCTTACGGGCCTCACCAAGAAGGCCAAGGTTGGAAATGCCCCGTTGCTGTTGGTCGGCTTGGAAAGCGCGGTTTTGAAGGCCGAGATTCGCCATCGTCTCCTGATTGGTGAGGCCAACCTGCGTCTGCGTAGCCTGATTCGCTAGGGCAGTACGCATCGCAGCATCCAAGTTAGCTTGTCCAGCGACGTTAGTAGCCTGAGCACCAAATTGTGAGGCTTGGTTAAGGGCATCTAGGTTAGCCATGCCAAACTGATTTTGGGCAGCTTGGTTAGCCATAGCAAAACGAGCCTGCTGTTCAGCGTTAGCCATAGCAGCAGCGTTCTGAGCAGATGCCCCAAACTGAGCTGCTTGATTACGGGCAGCGGCACCAAACTGCGCAGCCTCATTAGCAGACATTGCCCCAAACTGGGAAGCCTGATTGAGAGCCTGTTGGTCGGCCAAAGAAAGCTGTAGGCCAGCCGCTTGATTAGCCAGAGCAGAACGCAACTGAGCGTCTTGATTAGCCTGTGAGCGGCCAAGATCCTGACCGTACACACCCGTAGCAAATCCACGGCTGGCGTTAAGGTCGGCTAGATAAGCCTGATTAAGCGCAGCAGACTGCTGAATGTCCTGAGCCTGACGTTGACGAACAGCTTCAGAACGGGCCATTGCTTCACCAGCAATAGCCTGATTGCTCATTTCCAGCCCACGCGCCGCAAATGCTTCACGGGTGGCCTGCTGTGCGTTACGAAGCTCTTCCGGCGAAAGCTGACCCGTAGAAAGGGCCATCTCCGCAGCACGGCGACGGAAGGTTTCGGAAGCAGCCGTAGGAGCCGCACCCATAGCTTGACCATAAAGGCTTTCACCAAGAGCACCTTGCCCAATAGTTTGCGCGGCAACATCCGCAACACGTTGAGCGCGTGCAGCATCATAACCTTGAGAAGCATAGCCTTGAGCATTGTATCCTTGGGCAGAAACGGTTGGGGCTGCGCCAAGCAAGTTTGCTTGGCCTTGGGCAGCAGTATAGCCTTGCGCCGTCATTGTGGGCGCGGTTCCGATAAGAGAGGCTTGAGCCGGGGTAATGTTTACATCACCAAAAATGCGTGTATTGCTAAGAGCCGTCTCAAGGTCTTTAAAGGAATCTCTCTCTCCACCCATCGCCCGTGCAGCCTCAAGCTGAGCAAACATTTGGGGATTGGCCTGCATGAGCGCAGACAGATAACCGCCACTCTGGCTCTGGAGGGCGCGGATGTCTGCATCACGCTTAAGCCGATCAGCCGTTTCCTGCGTAGCACTAAGCTGGGGAGTAATTTGGTTGATGATGTCAACCATTCCAGCCTGACCGGGGGTTCCACGCAGCGTCTGTTCAATCTCTTGAAGCGTTAGACCAGTAAACTGGGGCCGATACTGCTGTTCCGCCCCGAGCAACTTGTTCATGAAAGCAGGGTCAGACATGGCCGTGATATAGGCCATCGACGCCTGTGCCGGATCTACTTGAAACGGATTGGCCGGGGTAGCTGGAGCACCCCTGTTGATGTTTTCAATCGGAATATCAAAGAGTTCGGCCATTGTTAAAAGTAGTTAGCAGTAGTTTGATTATAACATCCTATCTCAGCTTGCCTCGGTAACAGAGCGGAATGCTTGATAGGCTTCTAGCTTCACCATACGGAGCTTAGGACGGCCCTTGGTGGGTACGAACTTTAGCTGCATCCCATAGGCGCGGATGTTGCCAATGCGGCCACGGACAGAGCTATCCTCGCCAATAGGCAGGTCTTCCTCAAGGCTTTCAGCCAATGAGTACATCGGGGCTTCCTTGTCGATGTTCTCGGAAATCATAGTGATGTCCGCATCGCTAGGCTCATACTCAGAGCTTTCAACGTGAACCTCGTAGGCATTGAAGCTCTTACGGCCAACGTCGTCAAAGACATACTGGCGGGTAAGCACCTCTGCCTCAATGGGGTAGGGGATGGAGTCGCCGCCGGGAAACGTATAAATGTAGTCGAACCCATCCACGCGCTCGTCAATAACATGAACTCCACCAAAGCGGTTGACGGCATAGAGCTTGTTGATGCCGCCAGCCCCAGACACGATGAGGTTGCTGATGTCCCAGCCCTCTTGGTCGATGATGTCCAAACTCTCCCAGCCCTGATTCAATAGGTTGTAGACGAGGATGGCATTGTTGCGCGGACTGTTATCTAGTGGTACTGCAATCCAATAGCGATTGTCGTGATAGACCGCTACAGCGTTGTGGGCGTAGTCTGGATTGATCCGCTTGATAAGCGGGTTAATCGGGTCAGACAGGGGTAGCCCCGCGCCACGAAGGTTGTACAAGTCTTGGAAGGACGTTGAATAGACGCCGTTGTCAGACAGGAAGAAGATGCGGTCGCCAATCGTAACCACGCTCTTTTGCGCCACCAACCCAGCCTCGCGGGTGATTTCCTTCAAAGAAATATCCGCAATAGATCCGCTCAGCCCGAGCATTAGATGGATCGAATTGCGGTTGAAGATAACAGCGTTATCCTCAGTAAATGGGTGAACATACTGGAGATAGTCCGCAATCCCAGCCGTAACCTTTAGCTGGTTTTGGATGCGGTCATAGGTGTCAGAGTCGAATACGTCCGATAGGAGGATTTCATCCCTGACGTTCCGGTCCGTAATTGTTTCGCTGCCGCTGCTGCCCGTGGTGTTGTAGTAATAGGGGACAATCAAACGCCGCTGGTGGTAGACGCCCCACGCAGGCGCAGGCATATGCGTGAAGCCAAGCTGGGAAGGCTGCTTCTTGGCGTACACCACCTTATGCGAAGTTAGATCGGGAACTTCAGCGTAGAAAGTAAAGGTATCGGCGTCTGCTACCGTAGCAATAACATACCCCTGCTCTTGCTCAACAAGAGTAGAACTTCCTTTATCAACAACATGAATCCTGTCCCCAACCAAAAGACCGTGAGCCGTTTCGTCAACCGTTACAATACCGTTTGCAATTACGGTGTTGTTGTTTGAATCCAAGTAAGTGGTTGCGGCGTAATCTCCATTAGCCACCTTCGTAAAGGCTGGCGTGCCACTAAAGCTGCCATTCCATTCCAGAGCCGTAGCCCCGTCGCGGAATATGAAAACCTTGTTGAAAGCTTGCAGCATATTCACGGGTTGTGAAATGAAGATGCCAGAAGGGTAGGCAATCGTCGTCGTTGCCTTGGTCGCCATGTTGATAGCGATGGCGTTCGAGAACAGAGCGAGGATGATGTACTCGTCGT